GCACCACGCTGGTGATCGCCGTCTTCGCCGCGCCGCGCACCGGGATTCCCGGCACACGCTCCACCGTGCCGATCACGATCGGCTTGGCGGTCCCCAGACTCTGCGCCGGCGCATTGGGATACTGATTTTTACCTACAACGCCGCCGATCACGCGCTCGCCGTAACTCTTGGAGATGATCACCAGGTCGAACTCGATCCGCTCATCATCCCACTCGATGTTGCCCTCCGGACGCGCCGTGAAGCGATCCACCAGGTCCGGCTCGCCCAACCCGGCGTCCTTGAACCACATCGACAACGTCACCGTCGCGGCGGCCAGCGGATAACGCCGGATGAAATCGGAAAACCGCTCCGCACCGGATCCGAAATCCACCGGCGCGTTGACCAACCGGATGTGCATATCGGAAAACGAGGTGTCCACCAGCGCGTCCGGATTATACAGGCCGTCCAGGCTCCCCCAGTCGGACACCACCGCCAGGTACGCCTGCGCCCCGATCGTCAACGCCTGATCCGCCAGGTACAGCGTCACAGGAGGATTCCCCCCCACCTGCGGCCAGTCCATTTTTAAAACGTGAACCGGTGCGTTCGTCGTCTTGTTGCGCTCGGCCTCGAATCCGGCCGGAAAGGACTCCATCTACAAACTCCGTTTCTTCCCTTGAAACTGTTTCCGCTCATCCCACGGCACCGCCGATTCCCGGATCAGGCGGTTGATCTCCCGCCGCACCCGCTCGGCCATGATGTCCAGGATCCGCTCCGCGCCGTCCGGACGCTTCATCAGCTCCGTGTACAGGTCCTGCTCGATCGATTCATTCATGGTGTGCGCTTCCACGCCCATCGCGGTGTGCTCGATATGGATCCGGAAATACACCTGTTTGCCGACGCGCCGGATATTCCCCAGATCCACGTCGATGGAAAAATCACTGCATTGGCATTGCTTCCAGTCGATCATCCGGTCATTCCTTTCTGAGCTCGATGACGCCGCTGTGCAGGCCGGGGCGGTTCTTCGGAAAATCAAAACCATTCATCCAGCGCACCGTGTGCAGGCCGCCCTGGCCGTCGTCGTACTCAAACGTCTCCCCCTGCTTTTGAACGGCGTCGAAAAATGCTTCCGCCGTGGTCACGTCCGCCGTCGGCATCAATTCAAAATTGAGCAGGAAGTGCCGGCGCTTCACGCCCAGCTTCTGCACATACAGCGTGCCGCCGGCCGTCTCCCCGGCCAGGTTGTGCGGGTAGTCCGCCGGCCGGCTGTCCGGCCACACCGGATCCACCGACGGCTCCCAGGTGGTCGTCGGCGCCGCTTTGGTTGGGTGATAAAAACCGATCATCCGTCACCCCTCCGGTCCTGGTACCGCTCCAGCTCCGGGATCAATGTATTGCGCACCCAGTGCCGGTCCATCTGCGTTCCCGGCGGCACGGTGAGGTTGATCTCTTTGATCACCAAATCACCCTTCCCGGATCCCCCGGCCCGGTTGCGGTCCGCCTCCGCCTTCTGCAACACCTGCTCGCCCCGGTGCAGAAACACCGGCCCGTCGCGCTCGACGAAAAACCGCCCCGCCGCCGCGCTGGGCAGATCTCCGCCGCCCTCCGCCGTCTCCGTGCTCACCAGCTCCCCGGCACGCTGGGTCTGGATGCGGACGATCTGCGTGATCGGCTGCTTGAACGTTTCTTCAAACTTCATCCTCAGCTTCTGGGCTTCCTGCGCCGCCTCATCCATCTGCGTGGTGTCCACCAGCGCCTTCAGCTCTTTCAACTTTTCATCGAGCTGGGTCAGCGGCTCCAGGCTTTCCTCGGCCGCCGCCTTCACCAGGCCCAACTGCTCGTGCGTCTTCTTGAGGTTCTCCGCCTGCGTTTCGATCAGCGTGTTGCGTTCCTTTTGAACGTCGATTAATTCCTTCTGGGCCTGTTTCGCAAGGAAAGCGGCACTGCTTTCCGTCGAGCTCCCTCTCTCCGCCGCCAGGGCGATCTCCTGGGTGCGCCGCTGGACCTCACGCAAACGCTCGATCCGGTCTTCCAGCGCCTGTTTCTGCTGGTCTTCCGTGGCGTCCCGGTCGAACAGCCGCTGTCCCGGCTTGAGCTCCTGTCTCAGCCGGCTCAACTCCTCGCTCTGTTTCCGCGCGTCGTCGAAACCCTTGATGCCGAGTTGGAACTGGAAGTCCTCAAAGGATTCCACAGTGTCTTTCAGGTCGTCACGCCCGCGCTGGAGCTCCTGCACCAGCGCCTCCCGCTGGCGCAGGGCGTCGTCTTGCAGTTTCTGGATCTCGGTGATCGCGGCCTTTTCCATCGACAACGACTCGGCGACGATGTTCCGCTTCGCCTGCAGGGCCTGGATCTCCTTTTGCGTGGCCTGGACGAACGCCTCACCGATGCTGCCCACATCCGGCTTCAGGGCTTTCAGCCGGTCCTGCAGGGCCTTGAACGCCGCCTCCTGCTCTTCGGCGGATGTGGAGCCGTGTTGTGCGATCGTCTCGTACGCCTTTAAAAGTCGGGCTCGCTCCCGGTCCAGATCCTTCACGCCCAGAATGCGCCGGACATCGACGATCGGATCCAGTTCGTGCAGTTTGTCTTGCAGACTGGTGTACGCGTCCTCCAGTTCCTGCGCGCTCAACGTGCCGGAAGTTTCCAGCGTCTGAAACGCGTCCTGCAGGGCCTTGGCTTCCTTCGCGGTATCGATCAACCCCAGCTTGCTGTGCGCGGCGTCCAGGGCTTCGGACATCTTGTCGATCTCATCCGACTGATCGGAGATCGTTTTGTTGGTTTCGTCCATGTCCTGCTTGAGATCCTTTTGAGCGTTGCCCATCGCCTCGGCCGCCTCCGCACCCAGGTTCTGCTCGGCCCGCGCTTCCGCAAGATCCTGTTTCGCCGATTTCAATGCGTCCTGCAGTTTTTTAAGCTCTTCCTTCTCCGCCTTCAACGCCTCCCGCGCCTCGTTGATGGCGTCCTTGTTGAGATCCAGCTCTTCCTGCTCGGCCTTCACGCGCTTGATCTCCTCGCGCGTCGCCTCCAGCTCCGCACGGGTTTGTTTCATCTGGTCGCGCGTGGTTTCCGTCTGCTCGTTGAATTTCTGAATTTTCTTTTCCGACTCCGTCATTTCGTCATTCCACAGCGCCCAACCGGCAACCAGGGCGCCCACCACCCCGATGGTGATCCCAACCGGACCGGTGGCGAAAGCGACCAGGGCGGGCGCGAGCGCCGCCAACTTGGCCCCGGCGGATGTGAGCAAAGGGATGAGCTTGGCAAACACGGCGGTAACGGTGCTCACAATCCCAAAAAGCGCGGGCAATGCGGATGTCAGAAGCGCCGCCGCGCCGGCCAGGGTTATCAACGCGGTTCCTGCGGCGGCGATCCATGCCGCCGCCTGTTTAAGCGGCTCGGGCAGTCTGTTGAACACGTCGGCCATAAAGGTCAGCGCCTGCACGAGCGATTTTAAAACGGGGATAAATGCGGTGCCGATGTCGATGAAGATCCGCTCCAGCGCCGAGAACAGCAGTTTCAACTGACCCTGCAGGGTTTGCAGGCGGGCCTCCGCCTGCCGCGCCGCCTCGTTCGTCCCGGTGATCGCGAGCTCCATATCCTCCAGGGCCTGCGAGCCCTGCGCGATCAAGGCCAGCATGCCCGGCCCGGCTTCCTGCCCGAACAGTTTCATGGCGTCCGCCGCCTGGATGCCGGACTCTTCCAACTGCTTGATGATGTCAACGAACGGTTTTGTCCTGCCCTCAGCGTCCTGGATGTTGATGCTCAACTGTTTCATCAGGTCCGCCGCTTCCTTCGACGGATTCAACAGCGCGCTCAACGCGCCGCGCAGAATGGTGCCCGCCTGCTCGCCCCGGAATCCGGCGTTCAACAGCAGGTTCACCGAGGCGGTGGTCTCTTCCAGGGAAAAACCCAGGGCGTTGGCCACCGGTCCCGCCTGGCGCATTGCAAACGACAACGCGTCCACCGTGGCCTTGGAATTGGACGCGGCCGCCGCGAACACGTTGGCCACGCGCTCGGACTCCGACGCCGCCAGGTTGAACTGAGATAGCGCGGCGGTGGTGGCCTGCGTCGCGAATCCGAGATCGATCTGCTGAGACGCCGCCAGCGCCATCACGCCCGGCAGGGATTCGATGATCTCGCGCGTCTTCTGGCCGGATTGTGCCAGGAACAACTGCGCCTCCGCCGCCTGCGATGCGGAGAACGAACTCTTCGCGCCCATGTCCAGCGCCGCGTCGCGCAGGCGCGCCATGTCCTCCCCGGTGGCCTGGGATACCGCGCTGACGTTGGCCATCGCCTGCTCGAACGAGGCCGCCTGGGCGATCGCGCCGCCCAGGAACCCGGTGCCGATCGCGCCGGCCACCAGCAAGGCTTTACCGATCCCCTGCAACTGCTCTTTGTTTTTCTGCGCGAACTCGCTGACCTTCTTGATCTCACCGCGCACGTTCGCCAGCACCTTCGTCGCGAAGTCCTTGGCGCGTAAAATCAGATTGAGTTCGGTTGCGGTCTCAGCCATGCTTCGTTCCCGTTTTCTTTCGTTCCGCCTCGTCGTGCTGGTGGATCACGCTCCCGATCACATCCACCGCGCGGACGAATTTGGCGGCCTGATCGTAGATCCCGCCCGGCCCCGGCAGGTATCCGTTTTTGTAATGGTTGTAGGCGCGGATCAAGGTGATGATCTCCGGAGTGGCCCTTGAGATCGGACAGAACGCAATGGCCTCACCCTGCATTGAAAACCGGCTATAACCCTTCGAGCCGTCGCAGTCCTGGTGGCGGCAGGTCTCACAACTCAGGCCGGCCAGCCGTCCCGCCACCACCAGTTTCAGTTTTTTTCCTCGTCCTCCGTCATCTCACTGCCGTCGATGATCACGTTCGCCAGCTCCCGCCGCACGCTGGGCGGAATGGCGTCGAAACACTCAGGGCGGGGCTTGCCGTTGTTCTCCCGGAACGGGATTTCATTGCCCTGCGCATCCCGGAAGTTCTCCCAGCCGCGCAGGCCGTGCTCCAGCGCCTGCAGGACCTTGGAGCCGGACCGGAACTTCAGCGCCGTATCCGTACCCTTGCCGGAGACCGCGCCTTCCACCGCCTGGTCTTCCATCTTCGCCGCCTGGCGCGCGTCCATGTACCTCAGCACGAACACCGTCTGCTCTTCCTCCGGCAGATCCCGGTCGCATTTCGGCACGTAGCGGAACGTTGACTGTGTATCGATCGCTTTCATAATTTTTCTTCCTTCCCGTTTACATTTCGGTTTCCCCTCCCCTTACCAAGGGGAGGGCAGGGTGGGGTTTTGAAGCCCTTCCCTCCCTTTCCGTTTTGTTGAATTGCGCCCGGGGACCATCGTCCGCCCGCCGGGCATTGCCTGTCCGCTCCGCGCCTGGCGCGGCCCCTCCCCTTACCAAGGGGAAGGTCAGGGTGGGGTTTTGAAGCCCCTTCCAACTAATAAAACTTCAGCACCAGCTCGTCGTCGCCGGCGTTCTGCGCCAGCGTCAGCGGGATGTCGTAGATCCGCACCCCGTCCCGCGCGCCCGGCGTCAACGACCGGTACTGCGCTTTCGGCGCGGTGATGTCGATCTTCGCACCGGCCACCGTGCCGATCGTCATCGACAACGCTCCCGCCAATCCCGATTTCCACTTCGCCCAGAAATCGTGCGTGGCTTCCTTCACCTGCTCGGGGTTCATCGAACCCTGCGTGTCGCGGCCGGTGATCAGGAATCCGACCACGCCGGTCGCCGCATTGACCGAAGTGCGCCGCGCGATCTCGTTGGCCAGCTCCACCGCGAAGGACTGGATGGCTCCCTGATAAGCATGCACAGACAGGGCGATGCCGTTGATGATCGGCGGCTTCTCCGCGTTGAACACCGCGCCGCTCGGGATGTCCGCATCCGTGGGATCGGTGTACAAGCCGCGGAACGTCCACTCGATGGTGCCGAACTGACCCGCCTCGCCGTTGATGCGCATGTTGCCCACCGCGCCCAGCATCTTGTGCAACAAGCCGTCGTTGTACCAGTACAGCGTGACGCTTTTGAGCGAATCGGACACGGGATCGTAGGTGATGTCGCCGTCTCCGGCGCCGCCGGAGCTCTCCGCCGTGAACGTCGGGTTCATCCCGCACGCCTGGAGAAGGGGATCGATCTCCGGGATATCCCCAGAACCGCCGGCGTTGGCGGTGCCGGACCCCTTCAGTTCCGTCATAAACGTCAGTTCGTACTCTTTCATACCGATGACATGTTCCAGGGGCGACAGCGACGCGCGTTGAAACTCGCGGCGCAACAGCTCGCCGGTGGGGCGCACCTGGGGATTGTCCACCAGGATGGCATCGGTTCCCGGCGCGGGCACGGGGTCCACGCCGTAATCCGCCTCCACCTTCGCCAGCAAAAGGCTTCGTTTTTCGAGGAAACTCATTTGTTGTTACCTCCTTTGTTAGCGGGCTTGGCGGCCTTGCCTTCCTCCGCGTTCGCCGCCGGCTTGCGCGGCCCGGCTTGTTTGAACACCGGCTCCGCCTTGCGATGATGCATCACCATCGTTTTGTTGGTTGCGGTGATCTGATTTTTTTTGCTCATAATGGCTCCTAGTCGACGAATTCCAGCTCGAAGGTGGCCTGCCACACGGACAGGGTTTTTGTTGTGATGATGGGACGCCGGCTGATCAGCGCCATGCCGGCCACGCCGCTCAATCCCAGAGTGCTTTTGTGCAACAGGTTCTTGACATCGTTCAACATCTCGTTCGTTCCGCTCGTTCCGGTCTTCGCCTCCACCCCGCCGCGCAGGTTTCTGGCGGCGGTGATCACGGCGATGCGCATCCGGTCCATGTACGTCACGCCCTGGGTCACTTCCCGGGAATCGTCATCGAGATAGGCTACGAAGCACGCGGGCAACGGCCCCAGGTTGCGCTCCAGGTCCTCGATGTCGAACTGCGAATCGAACTTCTCGAAGCGCTTGCAGTAGGTGTTGAGCGGGGCGGCGTTCAACGCCGCCGCCACCGCATCCTCCACCTGGTTGATCGTGTGACTCATTTAAAACCGCCCCAGCTTGTTGTCGTTGAAGTTTGGATCCGTTCCGCCGGTGGAGCTCTGCGGCACGTCGCGCGCCGTGTCGCCGGCCACGTCCGCATCCTCCTCACCCAATGTGGCCCGGCCGGCGCCGATGTCCTGCAACAGCTTGACCGCGCTCGTGAACTCGCTCTCGCGGAACTCATCCACCACCGCACGCCGCGCATACAGCTTGTACACCGCGATGGTGGCCGACAGCGCGGCCACGATCCCCGGAACCGGGCTCATCGGCACCTTCTTGACCTTCCCGGCGTAGGAATCGATGAGATCGTCCGCCTCGGCGATCGCCGCATCGACGACATCCTGGTCGATCGACCCGGCCTGCACGTCGTCGGTCAACTGGATCAGCTCAGCGTTGGAAATTTTCTTCTGAATGTCCGCAAGCGTCGAATACGGCATCAGCTAGGCCCCATCGTCTCCGCGTGCGCCGCCATAATCTTGCCCGCCAGCTCGTCCTTCAGGGTCCCCTTCACGTTATACCGGTCGCCGATGGCGCGCAGTTCATCCATTTTCATGTCCATCAACTCCGGCTCGGTGTACGGAAACGGCTGGCCCGGCTTGATCTCACGCGGCCCCTGGCCGCCGCCCGGAGGCGGACCCTGTTTCCCGCCGGCGTCGGCCTTGATTACGGAACCCGACTTGATACAGTGACGGGCGGCCTTGTCGGCCATGTCGATTTCGTCTCCCGGACCGTACAGCGTTCCGTTGTATTTAACGTGATAAACGGCTTTGACTTTCATGACACCTCCTCAATCCCAGGCGCGGTGTTCCGCGCCTGGGGGATTATGGGTTCCGGGTTCACGCGATCGCGTCCTCGATCAAGTACCCGACGTCGGCGGCGACCACCTTCTCGTCCGAGTTCCACGCCGTTTTGACGTACTCCGCTCCGCTCTCCCCGCGCTTGCCGTCGAAGGTGCGGAACGTTTTGCGGATCATGCCGCCGGTGTAGTGCGAAAACGTCGCGCCGAACTGCACCGTGCGGATTCCGGGGTTGTTTTTCACGTGCAACAACGAGCAGTGCTTGCCCCAGATACGGCTGAACGAATCGGCCTGGCCTTCCTTCGCGGTGTTGACCCGGCCCGCGCCCACCAGCACGCGCTCCACGCGGAACAGCGCGGCGATTTCGGATTCCTGCGCAATCCCGCCCTGCGCGCCCTGGGACCGGGTGCTGGCCTTGACCGCGTCCACGATCTTGGGGTGCGAGCGGAACTTGGTCCACACGTCGTTGCCGAACACCATCGTGTTGGGCCGCAAAAACGCCGCGTCCAGCCCGGCCAGGATGTCGTCGATCGGATCGCTGTTAGCGTGATCGCTCCACTGATCGGTGCCGGACAACTGAACCTTGTTGCCGGTGGGGTACGTGGCGGCCGCGAACACGATATCCGCCACGCGCTTCTCCTGGGCCAGGTCCAGCAGATCGTTGATCAGGTCGTTGGCGTCCGAGAGCGGCTGCAACGGCGTGTCGGCGTTGTCCATTTCTTCCTGCGACACCCAGTCGGAAAGGGAATGCCCCTCGACCGAATAGTTGTCGTTGGAAACCTTCAGATCGACTTCGTTGGGCAGGGACTTGGAGCCGATCGCGTCATCCGGCACGCGGAAACGCTGACCCTTGTCGTACTTGAAATACTTCCCGGAACACTTACCGACGCGGACCACCGGCATCACCATCGGCCAGATGTACTCCTCGTTCCGGTACTGCACGCTCATGTTCGTCAGCGTGCTGTCCAGGTAAAGATCTTTGGGTTCGGGCATGTCTCAATTCTCCTTAGTTGAGTTTTAAACCGTTGAAAAACAAAAAAGCGTTCGGGAGCTTTATTTAAGCGAAGCTCGGATCCAGGAAGACGGTGCCGATGTCTCCCGACACGCCGTCGGCCATCGCGATACCGATGGTGGAAACCTGGTTGGCCGGATTCGTGCCGTCCGTCGGATGGTCGTGCCGCGTCGCCTCCACCGCGCGCCCCTGGGCGTCCACGGTCAACCGCATCCCCTGGGTCACGTTTCCGCCGTACTCGATCTTGGAAATGCCCATCAACATCAACCGCACGCGCTCGTTGTCGGCGGCGTCATGCTGAATAACGCCCATCAGATCGTCGGTCACGGCGGAAGCCATCGCGATATCATCTTCGTTCGTGCCTTTCTTGCCGGCGCGGTGCTGGGTCAGCGCGCCGTCGGCCCTGAATTCCTTGGAAAGAATTTCGTTAGGTCCTTGCATCATGATCTCCTTATAATCCCTGCTCACCAGGGAAAGGTTTATGGGTTATCCGCCGCCGCAGTCCCGATCAATTGAACAGCGTGGGGTGTTTCTCCGCGACGGCCAGGGCGGCCTCCTTGTACGTCGCCTTCGGGTTCTTTTCCTGGAAATCGGCGATCAGCCGGTCCTTTTCTTCGCCGGGCTCCGGGCCGTCCCCGCCGGAGATCTCGTTGAAGACCACCGTCTTGGGCAGGTTCTGCAGAAATCCCTGCATGAACTCCAGTGGGGTTTTCTTCACCTGCTTGTCGCCTTCGGTGAACTCCACCACCGGCTCCTCGTGCGGCAGGCTTTCCAGAAATTCGCGCAGGCCCATACTGTCGAACGCCGGTGGGTACTGGCCGGCGTCCTTCAGCTTGTCGCAGAACGCATGAATGCCGTCCTTGCGCCGCGCATCCCGCTCCTGAGTGAGCTGTTGTTCCAGTTTTAGCACGCGGTCGTTGTCATCCTTCCCGCCCTGTTCCTTGAACTCCGCCTCGGCCTTTTTCCGCTCTTCTTCGCGGGCCTTCTGCAGGTCCTCCTCGGTGAACGTTTTGGATTTTTCTTCGGGCTGTTTGCCCTCCTGGGGTTTTCCGGTCATGTCATCCTCCGTTGGTTTTGGATCGGCAAAGGAGGATTCAGCCTCCTCTGCGGGCTCGGGTTCTTTTAAAAAATCGATATCGAAATTGTCGACCACGTTATCCGCGGTCTCTTCGTCGTGCCTGGAAATCAAAAACTCGCGCAGGCCGCGCAGGATGCGGGCGATCACGCCGAACTTGTGGCCGGCATCCGTGAACTCAAACACCAGGGCGTCCGGCTTGTCCTCAAACGCCACGTCCGCCAGTCCCTTCACGGCGGGCGGGGCCGCGCCCAGAAACCCGACGTGCCTCAACCGGCCGTCGGCATAAAACGAGGCACTGCGTTTTTTAAACAACCCGCGCTGAACCATGTCGGCGAACTCCGGCACCACGCCGCCCAGCCGCGCGAACAGGCTGGGTCCTTTCTGCTTGAGTTCCTTCACCCAGCCGAACGCGGGCTCGTTGTGTTTAGGGTGGCCGATCACCACCGGCGGCTCGTGAAACTTTGGGTCGAACGTATCCACCGCCTTGCGGATCAAGTCATCGCCGTCATGCTCACTGCCCTGGGCGTCGGTCTGCCGGCCTCCCTTGAAAATTTCAATCCACTGATCGTTCATCACACACTCCCCAATAGATAATCGTTTCCGATATTGCGGATCTCTTCCAGGTCTTCATCCTGGATCACCAGGTACGGCCTGGCCGGGATGCGCACGCCGTGCCCGCGCCCCGCCTTGCCGCCGAACTGGTGGATGGCCGCATAAGGCAGGTTGGTCCCGATCACCAACGCGTCGCGCCGCACCTCAAAGTTGATGGACCCCATCAGGTGGCCCTCGGCCACCAGGATTTTTTTACCCGACAGCCGGCGCTCGCCGCGTTTCTTCAGCCCGCCGCGCTTCTTGAAAAATTTTCCGCCGCGTTTCCCCAGGCTCCCGAATAGGGTGAGGACGCTGAGCGGACGCCACCGCCGGGTGCCGCCGCGCCAGTCGCCCACATCCGAATAACGCCCGCCGACGTCGAAGTTTTTCTGGATCGAGCTCACGATCACCGCACCGGCTTCTTCCAGGAACGGCCTCGGATCACGCAGGAGGCGGATCACGGAATTGAAATCCTCGATCACCCGCTCGTCATCGACTTCAAAGAACGTCTCTTCCTGCGCCATAAATCAGCCTTCCCAGTTCCCTTCCAGCGCCGCCGCGCCGGGGTTGTAATCCCACAACGGATCGATGCCCACCGGGATCCGTTCCACCGCTCCGGTCTTCGGATTGTTCCAGGGATACGTGCCGTCATCCGGCCCGCGCTCCGAAACCATCAACCCGTCACGCTCGACTTCACGCCGCGACAACGTCCGCACCTTGCACTTGCACCCCCAGCCGTTCGGCGGCATGTGCGTCTGCCACCAGGGATCGTCCGCCGGCAGAATCAAGCCGTCCCACGCCAGGTGCTGAGGCCTGGGCTCCGCCGACAATCCACCGATGTATTGCAAAAACGGCCGGCGGCTTTTCGTGCGCTGAATCTGCGCCCAGCTCCCGGCGGAAAAGGCGGTGCGCAAATTCGTGTTGTAAATCACCCTCGACCGCCAGCCGCGCTCGCCC